TCGGAAAGAAGTGGTATATCTACTTATGGGACTCGCGTACACATCTTCACATCTACTATTGCTTCAACGATGATTTATTCTTATCAGAAGCAGAGTTTCAAACTATAAAGGAAAATAACTAATGAAAATTTACGAAGTAAAATATGACTCATTTGAAGGTCACAACACAGAAATCTTTTTTTGCAATAAAGCAGAAGCAAAAAAGTGGATTCGTGAACAGAAAAAAGCCACAGAGAAAGTTTTGAATGATCCGGATAATGACGGATGTAATCCTTTTTTTGAAAACATTAGTAATGAGCCTGAACTTTGCATTCTCAGATCAACAAAGAAAAGAGACATTGTCGATTTCATTAACCTTCATACCGAGAAATCATGAACGCACTAGAAAAAAGAATCCGGAATATCTTGGACTTGAGTCCTGATTTTCAATCCAATTTTGTTAATCAATTAGTCAAAAATGCCAATGAAGGTTCATTAATTATTATAGACACCAAGAATCGACAAGTTTCTAGCTTGCCACTTGATAAAAATAAAACAATAATCAAACGATGAAAGAAATTAGTACATGGGGTGGAAAAAGACCGAATCAAAATGGCAGACCGAAACTTCCACCGGAAGTCCGGAGGGTTATGATAACCGCAATGGTTAAGCCGGAAACAAAAAAGCATTTACTTTCTAAGAATGAAAATCTTGGAAGATCACTAGATGAAATAGTGGTTCGAGATAAAAGTTGACAATATCTTCTCTGCTGTGTTTTTTTAAACATGGCACATTTTGCACCAAAAAAAGCCTTATTAAGGCGAGGTCAGGTAAAAGAGTGGTTGGGTCTCGATGATAACGAGATTACCCAATGGATTCAATCAGGTGCATTAAAGCCTAAATATTTTCGTCCAAAATCGCGAGCATTTTTTGTTCGTGCAGAAATAGAAAAGCTTTTAGATAGTGAAAGCATTTTCATGGTCAATGATAAGGTTAATGTGGCATGAGGGAAGAAAAAGACAAAAATAAAATGTACAAGGAACCTGATGTTCCTTTATTGCAGTCTGAGCTTGCTTCTATCTTGGAGGATGCCGGAAGGAACCTCACGCAAAGGGACGATATGGACGATGTCCGATATGCCCGTTGGGCAGGGCAAAGTACGGATTTCCGGAAGCATGAACAAGAAATCGGTCACCAACCAATTCCTTGGGAGGGAGCATCCGACACGAAGATTTTACTCGCTGATCGATTGATTAACGAACATGTCCACATGGCACTTGAGTCCTTCTTTAGGGCTAATATGAATGTCACAGGGATTGAGATGTCTGATAATAAAAAGGCATCTTATTGGAGAGATGTTTTAGCTTATTTCATGGAGCAAAAAATGCTTCCTGAATTAAGGAGAGAAGTAGAGATTTTGGCTCAGGAAATGTTTTCCTCATCTCCGGCAATTGGTATTCTTGGTGTCTATTGGCAACAGGAGACAATCATGCGAATGAAGAGATTTAGTCTTCAGGATTTATTCATGATGGTTCAAAATGCCGGAGGGGATGAAAGTGCGTTGGAAGAAATAATGTCAATAATCCAAGACCCTGACTCTGAGGAGCAGGCACTCGCACTAATGAGCCAAGTTTTTGTTGGGGTTAAGGAAAAGGTACTAAAAAAAGGTCTTAAAGAATTTAGGGAAACCGGAGAGACAAAACTTCCGGCTCCAATCGAGCATGAGAATCGTCCGAGGTTTGTCGCACACAAACTTTATGATGATGTTTTTGTTGATGCAAATTGTACGAATTTAGATCGTGCAAGAGTAATTATGAGACGCGAGTGGATGTCAGAAACTGAGCTTCGCGACAAAATTAATACTGAGGGTTTTGATGAAGATTTTGTTGAAGAGGTAATTGCGAAAACTGAGGGTTCCACCGGAGTTGAAGAATATGATTACCGGAATCCTATCAAAATGGGAGTCAACATTCTTGGCAAAGGTGTAAAAGGAGACTTTGATAATCTCTACGAAATTTTTTATGCTTATCAACGAGTCTATGATGAGGATACAAATGTTCCGGCAATCTACTGCACAGCATTTTCTGCTCATGTAAATGATCATTATGGAAAGCATGATTTATTAGAATATGGACACAATCAAATGCCGTTTGTTCTATTTTCTCGCGAACGACTTTCGCAATCAATTTTTGACGCTCGCGGAATATCAGAAATTGTAGCACCGAATCAATTTGAAATTCAGACTCAGAGAAATTTAAGAAATGATGCAAGTCAGATTTCTGTCATACCTCCATTAAAAGTTAATGCTCGCAGGGGTGGATTAAATTTGATGATTGCTCCGGCAAGTCAGATTACAATTACTCGTCCGGATGATGTGGATTGGATGAACCCTCCGGCTCCATCTCAGGGTTCTATTGAGGCAGAAAATGCTTCCTACACAGATGCCCTAAGATATTTTGGTGACCCTGAAAAACCGGAAGCAAAGCTACTTTACCAACAATGCATGGTAAACCGATGGTTGGACTCTTGGAGAGAAGCATTTAGTCAGGCACTTTGTTTGTGCCAACAATATCTAGCACCTGAAATGGTCAGCAGAATAACAGGCGCACCTCCGGAAGAAATTATGATTGAGCCGGATGATATTCAGGGAAGATATGATCTTAGCCTGAGATTTTCGGTGGATACTTTAAACCCTGAGTTTATGGAAAAGAAATTGGATTCTCTTCAAAAACTTACTCAGTTCGACACAACCGGAGCAATGGATCGGAATAAGCTTTTAAATTATATCGCTTTAAATATTGATCCACTTTTGGCAAAAGAAGTTATCCTCGATAAGGATACTGCAACCATGAAAGAAGTAGAAGATGAACAACTTTCGTGGATCAGAATTATGAGCGGAATTGAACCTCCTTCTAAAGAAGGTGTAAACTTCAATCTGCGTAAACAAACTGCTGAACAAATCATTCAGTCGAGTGAGGAACTTCAACAAAAAATGGCAGAAAAACCATTGGTTAAGCAACTCGCGGACAACCGGATTAAATATTTGCAATTTGGAATCGCCCAACAAGAAAATGCTCAAATTGGGAGAGTGGGAGTCAAACCTGTCACCGGAGGGGGAGAATACTAATGATAAGAAATTTTTTCAAACGGAGAACTGCAAAATTAATAAAATATCCTGAGCAATTTACTTACGAAGAATGTCAAAAAGTATTTGCCGAGCAAGGAGAAAAGTCGAGGTTATGGCAAGCCTTAGACACCATTATCGATTTAGAATTACTCGATGCTATAAATGAAATTTCCAATCCTAAATTGAAGACAAACGAGTTGAGTCATGCGTCAGGTCGAGTCGAGGCAATCTCAACTTTAAAAGCAAAAATAGAGGAAGCAAAAAAATGGAGGATTGGGAAGATGAATTACAAGACGAATTAACTTTAGTTTGTGAAGATTTTATCCAAAAGGGTTTAACCACAAGGCAAATAATCGCATGTTTGCAAACATTATCATTTGAGTATATCGCGAACATGAGCGTAATTGAAATTGACGAGGAATGAAATCTTTTGTTTACGCATCCGACTTGCATGGCGATAAGCAATGTCATGATTCGGTCGAGCAACTTTTAAAATTTACAAAAGAATTTAATCCTGATGTAAGAATTTTTGGTGGAGACCTTTTTGATTTTTCTCCACTAATGAAAAATGCTGATCCGGCAGAAAAAAATGCCTCGATGGAAGCAGATGTTTGGGCAGGGATGGAATTTTTAAATAAGTTTCAACCTCACCATTTTTTACTTGGCAACCATGACGATAGACTTTGGCAGACAGCACACAAACATTCGCTTGGATTAATTCGAGATACTGCAAAAATTTGCATAAAAGATATTGAGAAAAAATGTCGTTCCATAAAATGTAAGATGTATCCCTATGATGTGGATAAAGGCATTTTATCTCTTGGTAAAATAAATTTTGTGCATGGATTTTATCATGGGGTGACAGCAACCAAAAGACATGCGGAAACCTTTAGCCAATCAGGTGGACTCGTTGTTCATGGTCACATTCACAGCATCCAACATGCATCAATTCCAAAAATGGGAGGTGGAGCCGGAGTGAGTGCCGGATGTTTAGCAACAACAGCAATGGATTGGAACCGAGCAAAGGTAAATCGATTGGCACATGAGACCGGATGGGCATATGGATATTTTTCCAATAAATCATGGGCATGTTATACTGCACGAAAATTTGAAGGGAAATTTTTATGGAGGTAAATTGGAAGAAATTACAAGGTCTATTAGATACACCTGACAATTTACCTGATGGAAAAGGTTGGTTTAAGTTTAAGAATTTTTTAGAGAGTGCCAAAATTGGAACTAACCGAGCATATCGTATTATCAATAACGGATTAAAAACCGGAGAGATTGAAATGTTTAAAGGTTCCGAGTGGAACCCCGTGCATAAACAACGAACTCGTTCGACATGGTATAGGTTTATTGACCCCAAGTAACCGCAACTTCATTGTGGCACTTGCGTCCCCCTAAGTTCAGCTTGAACTTCGACATAGTTCCTCGTTCACAACGAGAGTTAATTCAATCGGCTAACGAATACAAACTATGTCAGACACAATCGAAGAGGTCGCGCCTCAAAAAGCAGAAACAAAACCGGAAGGTCTTATTTCTTTAGCAGATATTGCTGAAGCAAGTGGGGTCAATAATTTCTTTGAAAGTCAAAATGTTGAAGAGGAAATAACGGATGATCAACAATCAGTTTCGGAGCCTGAGTATGAGCCTGAGCTTGAACCTGAGCAACCTGATGCCGTACAAGAAATTGTACAAGAATCTGAAGAAGAAATAAATCAAGATTCTGATGGTGTAAAAAAACGAATAGGGAAATTAGTTGAAGCTAGAAAATTAGCGGAGGCAGAAAAAGAACTACTCGAAAAAAGGGTCGCTGAGTTAGAAGGGACAAGGGCAGAATATAAAGATGTCGGAATGGATCGGTTGGCAGAAGTTACAACCTTGGAGGAAGCAGAAAAAAGAGAAGAGGATGCAGAGCATTTGCGAGATTGGTTACTAGAAAATCCAAATGGTGGAGACTACCAAGATTTGCAGGGGAACGAACATGAAGTGGAGAGTGATATAGCTCGAAAGCTTATGGTCGAAACCGATAGGGATTTAAGGAAAAATATTCCAAAAGTCCGGAATCAAATTCAGGTAAAAGCTCAACAAAGGGAGATTGCAAAAAACACTTTTGGATGGATGAAAGATAATCATTCTCCTGAAAATGTTGAGCTTCAGACAATTTTAAAAAACAATCAGCATTTATCCAAATATTTAAATAGCGATCCATATGGTGACCTTGCAATTGGGTATATGGTTGAAGGGGTAAAAGCAATCAACGCTCGCAAAGCACAGCAACAAAAAGTTGCACAAGCACCTAAAGTTCCATCTGCACCAACCCGTAAAACTCCATCTGTCGTTCGAGGGAAACCTAGAACCGATAAAGAAGGATTATTAGCGAAAGCCTCCTCCGGCAACATTGAAGACTCAGCATCATATATAGAAACAATCTTATAAAAATTTAGGGGGAAAATTAAATGGCAGGTATAGTAGAAACAAATCAGTCACTCATTCGTGAGTCATTAGCCGATCTGCTCGTTGTGGTAGATCAACGCGCATGTCCTTTTTTAAGTCAGGTAAAACGCGGATCAGCACCAAAGAATACATTCGTTGAATGGGGTCTCGATAAGCATAAAGTGAACTTGGTTCAAACAGCAACTTACGCTTCAGGAATATCCAATAATTTACCAATTGATGGTGATGATATTGGAAATTCTGATTTTGAGAATTATGATCAAAGGCAGAAGTGTTCAGTTTATCTTCAGTATGCTCGCAGAGTGCCAAAAGTTTCGCGTTTAGCGAATATGGTATCTGATGTCGCGGGCGTTGGATGGAAAAAAGAAATGGCGCTCTCAATTTCTAAGGCATTAGTCGCTCACAAAAGGGATCAGGAAGCAACTTTTTGCTCGTCTCAAGAGACTGCACAAGAGACCGGAACAGGCACAAGTAGTGCAACTCCATATCAGACTCGCGGACTTGGAAAATGGGTTACTTCTACAGCAAGTTCAGTAGCACCAATTCCTAGCGATTTCCTCACTCCTTCAGCATCAATTGTTAGTGGTTCGGCAACCGGATCAGGAATACTTACCGAGCAAGATGTTCGTGGAGTAATGCAGTCCATCTATGAGCAAACCGGAGAGAGTGATAAAACATTCTTTGGTCTCTGCGGAACACAGATGAAAAAGCACATTTCTGACTTCAGTATCTTCTCACCAAGAACTGATAATTTAACTGCTTCAAATCGCGATGCAGATAATGCACGATTATCTTATGCAGTTGACATAATCGAGTCCGATTTTGGGACAATTTCGCTCAACTTATCGAGCTTCTTGGAACAGGATGCGAGAACAACCGGATCATCCCCTGCTTATGATGCATCAGTTGGACAAAAGGCATTATATGTTCTTAATCTGTCTCAGTTTGAAGCTTGTTACGCGGAAGAAACTAGCGTTCGCGAACTTCCTGATTTAGGTGGTGGTGCTAGAAGCATAATTGAATCGGTTTTCAGTTTAAAATCTTATTCCGGTGGTCTTGATCACGGAAAAGTTACTTTAACTTAATTTAAGTTTGGGGAGGTAAGAATGAGGGATGTAGAGGAAATTAAAGTAGATGGTGTTGACATTACAAAAGATGTCTATTCACACTTTGCTGAAATTGAATCTGCATCCCTCGCTTCTGCCGAAAAAGAACAAATTTTGTTAATGCAAGCGGAAAAGCGAGTTACTAATGGTGAGCGAAAGAATTATAGTTTTGGGCGATTGAGAATGAAGATATGTCAACCCGTCTACCACTTTTGGGGTAGTAAATTGGGGTATGAGATTTGGAAGGATAAAACATTTTTAAATTGGTTGGAAAAAAGGTTCGGAGAACTAGTTGCCATTAAATCGAAATCCGCGCAAATACAAGTATGAGTTGTGCGATCAGTCACATTTGAAAGTTGCCTTAATGGTATAGCATCAACAGCAGGGATAGACCCTGCTAATTTGCTTGCACATGAAAAGATTCTTCTTACCGAGTATATCAATGATGCGGTAAGATTTTGCTATGATTATTACCCTTGGGCAGAATTTACATTAACTGAAAAAAGGTACTTTCGGGAAGAGTACGACAACAGCAAAACATATGCTGTGGATGAAGAAGTATTTTATAAAGATAAATACTATCGTTGTTGGAAAATATCAACAGGATATAAGCCTGATGAAAGTGTTGCTTTTTGGCATGAAATAGGAGACTACAATAATGATCCTGAGTGGGAAGAAAGTGGTCTTTATGATATAGGGGCTAAGGTAAGATTTAATGATAAGAATTACCTTTGTATTCAAGTCCCTTACACATCATCCGGAATTAATTTAGCTAATTTTGAATATGATAATATTGATCCCAACAATACAACATATTTTCAAGAACTTGATGAGCGATTTGAAAGATATATTGCTTATGAGCAGACCGGAAAAAATGCAATTGAGACAATAATCTCTGTTCATAAAACTGACCCTCGATATACAAAAGCAACTCCACTAAATTTCAGGGAGGGAACTGAGGGTATTTATGTAGAATCTTTAGATGCGGTTGTAAATGAAGTTTGGATTAAGTATCGAATCGATGCACCTACCTACACAACATCCTCAAGCACATCCCCTGTTGCTAAATTTTTATATCCGGCAATAAAATTACATGCGTACAAATCGTGGTTAACAGGAGACGGACAGCACGAGAAATCTGAGCTATGGGAGATCAAAGTGCTAGACGCATTGGTAAGAGAGGTCGATAAATTAGATCAACAGCAAGATCGAGGACAACCTTATGTGATAAGAGGTAATGCATATCGTAGGACAAATGCTACACAACCATATACCCAAGATCAAACAACAGATCGCATCGGAGCAATCAAAGAGGGATTACCGGAATTATCGTTTTCTCTTGGAGCCTCTGCTCGCGGAATAAATTCAGCTAAATTTAGTCGTACAAATTTAGGTACAAGTTTTTCTACTACAGCAAATGGTAGAAATATAGTAAAAACAGCAGGGATTTATCAAGTTGGAGGGACTCCAAAATTGGGGCAATATATAATATTTCCAAATGGTTATAATCATCCGCTTGGTAGTGGTAGATTTCCCAATAATACATATTTTCAAATAACTCGACTTGATGGGCTAAGTGCCGGAGATGAT